TAATCGTATCGACCGCGTTCGTGTTGAACTTTGGCAACGTATCTTGGATTCCTTCCACCGCGTCTAAACTTTGTAAGTCCTATATTATATGCGTGAAGTGTATCTTCTCGGTTTCCAGTCTTTCGATAGTAATGTTTAAGAATGGCAACACCGTTTTTAATTTGTGATTCTATATCTTCAAAACTTTCTAGATCAAGATTCCAAACGCCTGGACGAACTTGCATTAATCCTCTTGCTGGATCACTTCGAAGCGGTGAAACTGAGTCAGGATTAAAACTACTTTCAATTCCTATAACTGCTAGGATATCTTCGGCTTTAGGAAACACTTCGTCCTCATGTTGAAAGGCTAAATTAACTACCTCTTGAGCAAGGTCCAATCCCACACGATAAGTTCGAGCAATACCTCGAGCTAATTCCGTGCGACGTAATGTTGTTTTTGGTTGTTCAATTTTAGGTTCGACTTCCATATTGGGTGCATCAGATCGTTTACCATACGCTACTATCTCATCAGAGGGTCTTTCATACTCAGGAGGAGAGGACTTTGTTATTGCGGAAGGAGATAGTGCAGAAACACCTAATACACCGGCTGCTAGTGCGTTTCTCCACGCACTTTCGTCAAGTTGGTCTTCGGATAGAATCTCACACACTTTCATAACGAGTATTTATCGCAGAGTAGAGATAAATAGCATTATGGCTGAAAAAATAACTGCACCACCTTGTGAAGCTCCTGAAGATTTGTCAGATTGCGCTGTTGCTGGAGAAACAACCGTTCCATCCGGATGTATTGAGACTCCTACCGGTCTCAAATGCCCTGATACCAAAGCGTCTGACGTATGTAAGCCGTTTCAATTAAGCGAAAATGGCGATGAATGCATAATCGAAGATTATGTTGAAGAAGCAATCGGCATTGGTGGTGCCACAATGAATGTATTTAAGCTGCTCGGTGTTCACGAACAAGGCCAGCTTACAGATCAAACAGGAAATGGTGTTGCTATTTCTGGTGGCGATACTGTTAATTTCCCAGCGGCAAATGCATTTGATGCATTCATATCCGCTTGGCGGTCTCTTCAAAAAGGATCGGGCGTAACAGCATCATCTTATATTGGTTATGATTTTGGTATTATAAGATTAAACAATCTTCGTACTATGTACGGTGAGCCTAAAGATGAAACTCGAGATGTTGCATCTCTTCGAATTAAACAACTTACGAATCCAGATAATCGAGTAACACGAGCACGTGTTGAACGATCACAAGATGGAGTAAAGTGGTATGGTGTTGAAATTATTGACTTGCCTGATTGTGATAAATTAGTAACAGTTAATTTTCGTCGATCAGTTCCATCTCGTTTTTGGAGACTTCGTCCAGTCACTTTTAGTGGCGGTGCTTCAGATTTTTGGAGTGTTGTTGCTCTCGAATTAATTGATTACGAACAAACAAATATAGCGAATGTGCAAGATCGATTGTTCCTTGAAAACAAAAATCGAGATTATCAAACTCCAGCACTTTCTATTAAAGGTACATATGATTTAGTTGATACACAAACTGAACTATCTCGTTTTGGTATCGAACTACCTACACAAACTCTTTACATCTACGTTTCGTTTTCACAGATCGTTCGAATAATTGGACGTCCTCTTGTCATAGGCGACGTGATGGAACTGCCAAGTGAAACACAATACTCAGCAACGCTTGAACCGATTAAAAAGTACATGGAAATAACAGACGTCGGTTGGAGCACGGAAGGTTATACACCAGGTTGGAAGCCAACAATGCTTCGAATCATTGCACAACCAATGATCGCTTCTCAAGAGACACAAGATATATTTGGAGACTTGGCTGGTCAAGTTGATTCGTCAGGATTGTTTGATAACGATGATGGACAACATCCAGTATATCAAGATTATTCAGAAATTGCTCCAACAATTGAAGAACAAGCTGTACAAAAATCAAAAGCACCTCAACGAGGAAGCAACGCTGGCAGTGAAGTACATCTATTTGAGCCAGAAGAAATTCAAGCAGCTGCCGACATTGGCATTAGCATTCGAAAAATTGGACTTAATCCTCAAGGGATGTACGTTGAAGATGCCATGCCACCAAACGGTGAAGATTTTAGTATGGGCGACACATTCCCCGCGACTCCATCAGATAATGATTATCATCGATTAACATATAGTGGATTAGCTGATGATGTTCCTGATCGGTTATATCGTTTTTCAACTGCAAAGGGTCGATGGGTATATCTTGAGACTGATCGTCGCCACGAATTTGATGGACAAAAGAAGAAATTACAAGAATTTATCACGTCACCAACTTCCGGATCGCTAGATCTGCCAGACTTGACATCTGTTGATGGAAATGGAGACGGAAATGGCATAAGTATAATAACGGGTCCGTTACCACCGGAGATACCAGGCCCAGCAAACGCGTTTGCGGTACAATTTACACCGGATTTTGATTAAGGGTTAACAATGGCACAAAATATAAAAACAACAGCAGATTTACTGGAAGATTTTAAAGATGGTCAACCAGCGAATTCAATCGATGCGGAAAACGTACGAAATCTTATCATTTCTGCACCAAACCTATTAGAAGAAGTTTATGGGTGGGAATTTCTTTATGACGATCAATACACACAAAACAGTCCTCTAAGTGTTCCAAACAGTGGTTGGACGCGAATGACTAACAACGGTGCTCGGGCAGATCTTCGATATCCTTCTGATTTTCCGGGTACTTGGGACAAAGACAGAGATATTTTAAAACCTGCCGTATTAAACGGGTTCGGTATTGTTCGTGTTTCTCTCACTGCTTACGCAAATAGTGGTACGAATAATTATATGGAAATTGAAGTGAATACAGGTCTCGGCAGTCCCATAGTTTCTGGTAGCCCACTTCCACCAGGAGGTGATTGGATCTTCAAAGAAACAGGAATATTCATTAAAGGAACTGGTGTTGGTAATCATGAGCACTTTAACTTTATTATGCCATTGTTCGTTGGAACAGACTTTGCAACTTTAGGTGCTTGTATTCATCTTAGTTGTCCAACTGGTACGGGAATGTCAGTATACGATATTGCTATCACAGCTCATAGAACATTCGCACCTAACCCAGCGGCATAATATGACGCAACTAATTGAAGATCCAGTTTATTTTTTCGACGATCAACTTCGAGCGTATATTCTTCAGTTCATGGCAATTTTTGCAGGGCTAAAAGTACGAATCGGTAAGTTAGGTGATCGTGAATCGGGACTAATTCCAATACATCTTGCATATGGTCCTAAAGATCGTGTAGCAGCAAGTATTATTAGCGATAGTACACAAAACAAACCAATTCGATTGCCCGCAATGAGTGCGTATATGAGTTCAATCGATCTTTCCCCTGATAGACGCAAGGGTGTAGGGACAATACGTAGAAAAGTTTTCATGCCGTCTGGTGGACAATTTCCAGATGATATTGAAACAATCGAGCAACTTATGCCCGTCCCTTATAATACGATGATGGATTTGTCAATTTACACGTCAAACCGCGATGAACATCATCAAATTATGGAACAAATCTTCATGTTTTTTGACCCTGTTTTACAGGTACAAAAATCAGATGACACGTTTGATTGGACAAAAATAACGACCGTAGAACTTGTTAGTATTAATTTTGAAGAAAATTACCCAAGCGCCACCGATCGTCGAATAATTCAAACAACGTTGCAGTTTGTGGTGCCAATCTATATTGCAGTTCCAGCAAAAATTAAAAGTAATTACATTGCGGATATCAACCTTCGTGTTGGTCTAGTCTCAGCATCTACAACGGGTTCCCACAATATTATCGCGGAATTAGATGATCTTGACTTTGAGTACGATAAACTATTTGATCTTAGCGACCTAGAATTACCTGAATAAACGTCATCCTCCTATAAATACAGCACGCATATAAGAAAACAATGCGTAAAGTCTAAGGAGATATAAACAATGCCATTAGTAAGTCCAGGCGTCCAAGTCACAGTAACAGATGAATCGTTTTTCATCCCAGCTTCTGCTCCAACAGTTCCGCTGATCTTTGTCGCAACAGGAGCAGAAAAAACACAATCAGATGGTGTTACACCAGCTGCCGGCACGTTTGAATCAGAC